GAGTGATGCTGTGATCGCCATGGAGCGCAACCAACAGGAGGGTGAGGACACCCAACTGCGCGTTCTGAAGAACAGGTTCACGGGGCAGGTAGGCCCCTGCGGGAAGCTTCGCTACGACCTTGCTACGTCGAGGTTCAGTGAGGTTGCTGATAATGAAGATCTAAAGGAGTTCCTCTATGAGTAGCCTCGTCTTCGACCTGGAAACCACAGGACTCGCTGTTGACTCAACCATCCACTGCCTCTGTATCCATGACACCCGTTCAGGTGAAATCACAACATACAACGACACTGGTAACTCTCCTTCAATTACTACCGGAGTTACTCATCTGGACGACAGTAGCTGCTGGCTGGTTGGTCACAATGTCGTGGATTTTGACCTCCCTGTAATTCAAAACCACTACTCATTCCTCAACGGTCACAGCAGGACAATTGACACAGCAATCCTCTCCAGGCTCTGCTACCCAGACATCCTCGACCGGGATGCCAAGACCAACAAGATCCCTAAGTGGCTATGGGGCAGGCACTCCTTGGAGTCATGGGGTTACAGGCTCAACTGCCTAAAGGGTGACTACAACAATGAACAAACTGATTGGAGCAAATGGACACCGGAACTGGAAGAGTATTGCAGGCAGGATGTCCTACTGACATTGAAACTCTACAACCACTTCCAAAAGGTCTTGACTGGCTTGCCCTAGAGCATGACCTAGCTGAAGTGTTGGCCAATCAGCGGTTGGTTGGTTGGAGGTTCGATGAGGCTAAGGCTCAACAACTAGAGAGTGAGATCAGAATGGAGGCGGAAGCCATCCAACGTGATCTTCAGCAGAGGCATCCTTTCTATCCCCACTCTGAGTTCATCCCCAAGCGGGATAACAAAAAAACAGGATACAGAAAGGGTTGCCCCTGCACACGGCTAGTTGATTTCAATCCCACCTCAAGGGATCACATCGCATGGTACCTGGAGCAAGAGGGTGTGAAGCTCAAGGAGAAGACAGAGACTGGTAAGTGGCAGATTGATGAATCCTCTCTCAAGAAGATTACCAACCCCTATGCCGCTAAGTTTGCTCGACTTCTTGAACTGAGTAAGCACCTTGGGATGCTCTCTGAGGGTAAGAATGCGTGGCTCAAGCTAGTGAAGAAAGACAGGATTCACCATTGGTGTGTTGTCTCCACTAATACACATAGATGTGCCCACCGCAATCCCAACCTCGCTCAGGTTCCCTCCGATCTTAGGTTTCGTGACCTGTTCATTGCCTCCCCAGGTAACGTGTTGGTCGGGGCTGACCTCCAAGCCATCGAACTCCGAATGCTTGGTCATTACCTGCACCGATACGATGGTGGTAGGTACTGTGAGATCCTTCTCAACGATGACATCCATCAAGTCAATGCTGACAAGATTGGTATCAGCCGAAGGGATGTTAAGACAGTCACATATGCATTCTTGTATGGGGCTGGTGATGAGAAGGTCGGGATGAGTATTGACTCCACCCTGACGCCAGCCAAAGCTAAGAAGCTAGGCAAGCAAGTCAAAGGTGACTTCATCTCAGCCATTGATGGCCTAGGCCAATTACTTGAGGATGTCAAGGAAGCCTCTTCTATGAGAGGTGGAATCAAATCCATTGATGGTCGGTTCATTAAGGTTGACTCCCCACACAAGGCTCTCAACTACCTACTCCAATCGAGTGCTGGTGTTGTGGCTAAGAGGTGGGTTGTCCTATCTAACGCCTTCCCAGAATCATGCCAAGTTGGCTTCATCCACGATGAGGTTGTCTTTGACTGCCCACCTAATCACACTGCATCACTAAGTGACTTCATTGAACGCTCTGCCATTACCGCAGGTGAATTCTACAGACTCAATGTACCCATCGCAGCTACTGCAACCAGTGGACACTCTTGGGCTGACATCCATTAGGCACCAAGTCTGCACCAAATGTGAGGTGGCCAAGCCACTGACCGAGTTCCACAAGGACCGTGACCGCTCAAAACCTAAGTGTAAGCAATGTACTGCTAAGTACGATGCCATCAAACGCAAAGCGGTTCAAGGTTACTACAACGCACCACTAACTGACCCCTACTACCTCATTGAGCGAAACAGGCCATCAGTTGGTACACCATGTGAACTGTGCTGCACACCGATGGTTCACTCCCCAGGTCCCAACTGCATGACCTTCGATCACGATCCTCAAACCGCAGACTTCCGTGGATGGATTTGCTCTAAGTGCAACGTCGCCATCGGAACCCTAGGGGATAACATCGCTGGCCTATGCAACGCAATTCTCTACCTCAACAAGACTCCACATGACAATACTCATTGACGCTGACTACTTCTTGTACAAGAACGCAGCAGCCTGTGAGACAGAGATTGACTGGGGGGATGATGTCATTGTTGTCTCCTCTAGGTTCTCTGACCTACAGCGTAACTTGACTAGGGAGATTCAGAAGATTCAAGATCGGTTCCCTGAGCACGATCCCATCCTCTTCTTCTCAAGTCCTGGTAACTTCCGCAAGCAGATTGACCCTGAGTACAAAGGCCAGCGCAATCGCAAGAAACCTTGTGGTTACGTCAGGGCCATCGACTGGATGAAGGAGGAGTACAAGGTCATCCTGATGCCCACCCTTGAGGCGGATGATGCACTTGGTATCTACCAAACCTCTACCACTGAAGATGACATCATCATCAGCCCAGACAAGGATATGCGCCAGATCCCCGGCTTCCTATGGGACACCGTATCTGAGCACATTTCTTACATCACCCTAGAAGGGGCTGACCGCTGGCACCTCGTCCAATCATTGTCTGGTGACGCCACCGATGGATACTCTGGCTGCCCCAGCTACGGTGTCAAGAAGGCTACCACAATCCTTGAGAAGGAAGGGTACACCTGGGCAACTGTTGTCAACTGCTACCTCAAACACAACCTAACTGAAGATGACGCTCTCCGAAACGCCCGACTCGCAAGAATCCTTAGAAGTTGCGATTACGATCTGGAAAAACAGTCGCCAATCCTTTGGTCCCCCACCCCCAGTGATGGAGTTGACCATGGAGCAGAGGCTGAAGGTGTCGGCTCTTGAGCACAACGATCTGAGTCGTGTCACCAAAGAGGAGCTTCGCACTGCTCTTGTTGCACTCCAACATCAAGCATTCGTCCTTGGTAACAACATCCAGAACCTCACCTACAACTGGCCTCTACCTCACCCCGAACGTGCCCACCTCACCAAGCCCTGAAGACTCCACTCAACAATATGTATGGTCTGCTTTAGTGCAGAGTGAGCCATACGAGACTTTCTTTCAACCAACTGATGAGGAGGATGATGACGAAGACAGCGAATGACCAAGGCCCCCAGCACTACAAGCGGGGAACCATCGAGGTCTGGGACTTCATTCGTGATCAAGACCTGAACTACTTCCTTGGCAACGCAATCAAATACGTCTGCCGTGCCGGGTACAAGGACAGCAAGTCTGACGATCTCAAGAAAGCCATTCACTACCTCACCAAGGAGCTTGAACATATGCAGCAACAGTCAGAGCCACAACACGCCTTCGTCCCCCACCCGGTTTTCAGTCCCGTTCACCAATGGAGCACGGGCACGGACATTCAGGACAGTGATGGGATTTCAGTCCCGTTCACCAATGGAGCACGGGCACGAACATTCAGGGCAGTGATGGGTTTTCCGAATGGGACGCCGCTGAATAGCAACGCCCGGACACTTCAGGCCCGCCTGATTACCGAGGAGTACGGAGAGTTCCTGGGGTCCGACTATGGTACCGAGAACGAACTCAAGGAGATTGGTGACCTTGTGTTTGTCTGCTACCAGTATGCGGCCCTGATGGGCTACGACCTGGATGAAGCCCTACGCAGGATCTACATCTCCAACATGTCGAAGCTCGGTGAAGACGGGAACCCGGTTCGGCGCGAGGACGGCAAGATCCTCAAAGGCCCCAACTACCAACCACCTGATCTTTCTGACCTTGTATGACTCAGACCACTGCAACTATCTAATGACATCCAAGAAAATCGCTCGCACTGGACGAGTTCAAGACTGGCTCAATGACCCTACTTCCCGCCTCCCTGTTTCATGCACGGTCTTCGTCGTTGAAGACGGGATG